CAATAAACTTTATTGCACCTTCCTGCAAGATGGAGGGGTAGATGAAGTTGTAGAAAGAATATTAGAGGAGCACGATATATTATTTAATAAAATTTTTGTTCTAGTTGCATTAGATGACAATAAAACAATGTTGACCTATAATATAGACGGTCCGGTCTACAACCTACAATTACCAAATACTATACTTGTACACAGGAAAAAACAAACTAATACTTTATATACTATAAATGCTTTAAACGAAGTAATAAGGTACTTAAATAATGGTATTTTAGATACTACGTATCAAGTGGATTGGACGCGGTTCCGTAATAGTCTTCTTTTAACACGCCCCGGTGGGTTTAAAAAGATTAAAACACGTTTAAAAACAATTATTGAAGTAGAGTAATTTAAATAAAAGGTTATGTTATTATTAGATACTGTAGGTAATACTCCCCTACTAAAGTTTGAGTTTCTAAACGGTACTCTATGGGGTAAAGCAGAATTTTTAAACCCAGGTGGATCAGTAAAAGATAGACCTGTAGCTTGGATTTTAAAAATAGCTATACGCAACGGCAAACTTAAACCCGGAGATACTATAATTGAAGCCACCTCAGGTAATATGGGTATTTCATTAGCTATGTTTTGTGCTAATTTAGGTTTTAAATGTGTGATAGTAATGCCATCTAATATGAGTACTGAACGTAAAGTTATGTTAAAATCGTTTGGTGCTGAATTAATAGAGGTACCTGCCGGTGATTTTGATGGTGCTATTTTACTTAGAAATAAATTAGCTAAAGATAATGGGTGGTTTAATTTTAACCAATTCCATAACCTATATAATATAGAATCCCATTGGTATACTACAGGTATGGAAATTTGTAAAGATTTTGATTATAATAAACCCATAGATGCTTTTGTAGCAGGCACAGGAACGGGAGGAACTATAATGGGTGCGGGTAAATTTATAAAAAATAGATATCCTGTATGTAAATTAGTAGCACTAGAACCTGCTGAATCACCTGTTATGTCAGGTGGAGAACCCGGATTACATGGTATTCAGGGCATAGGAGATGGTAGTAAATTTTTAGTAGACTTAAAAGATATAGATCGTATTGAAACTGTATCTACTGAGGAATCAATTAAAAAATCCAAATCATTAGCTAAACAATATGGTTTATTTGTAGGTTTTTCTGCAGCCGCTAATTTTTTAGTTGCAGAAAGATTAATTGAAGAGGGGTATGCTAAAAATGTAGTTACTATCCTTTGTGATAGGGGAGAAAGATATTTTAGTTGTTTGTAAAGGCCCTTTGGTAAAATTTGGATTTTCTGACCTAAGGTATTATATTTACCCAAAATTAAAAGGTCATGAATCTAGATGAAATTAGAAAGCGCATGGACCGCTTGCAAAACAAGTCCAACGGCAAGTCAAAATCTGACTACAAAGCTAACTTTTGGAAACCACCTAGCGGTGAGAAATCAGTTATTCGTATTGTGCCCTATAAGCACAACAAGGAAGTACCATTCACTGAATTGTATTTCTACTTCGGCATTGACAAACCCAGAATGATGTCACTCTCAAACTTTGATGAGTCTGATCCAATCTTGGAGTTTGCATCACAACTACGTAAGTCCAATGATCCAGACAATATGGCATTGGCGAAAAAGCTTTACCCTAAAATGCGTACGTTCGCACCTGTAATTGTTAGAGGTGAGGAAGATAAAGGTGTGCGTTTCTGGGAATTTGGTAAGATGGTTTACCAAGAACTCCTTGGAGTTATGATGGATGAAGATTATGGTGATATTACTGACATTGCTCAGGGACGAGATATTACTGTTGAAGTCATTCCAGCAGCTGAAACTGGTAAGATGTACGACACAACTACTGTTCGTGTTAAACCAGTCCAGACCCCACTTTCAGATAGTGCTGAAACGGCTGAATCGTTTCTTGAGAATCAAAAGAATGTTATTGAGTTATTTAACAAGTACTCATTTGATGAAATGAAGGAATCCCTTCAAAAGTACTTGGCACCAAGTGAAGAGCAGGAAACGGTAGAGGCAACGTCACCTGTAAAAGAAAAAGTTGACCTCGATTCTAAAATAGACGATTTATTCGGTTAATATGGCTAAAAAATCCAACAATAAGGCCCTGGACGGGGGAAGTCTTACTGATGAGTTAGCGGTTTCGTTAAACAAAAAATTCAGTAAAGAATATAATCAAGTTGCCTACTTTCTCAACGGCGGGGATGAATCACCAACAGATGTGTCATCTTGGGTATCCACAGGATGTACACCACTCGATTTGGCGATCTCTAACAGGCCAAATGGGGGTTTGCCTGTTAGTAAAATTGTTGAGATTACGGGCCTAGAGCAAAGCGGTAAATCCCTCCTAGCAGCTCACGTAATTGCTTCTACACAAAAGCAAGACGGTGTGGCAATATACATTGATACTGAATCAGCACTAGATGCACAGTTCTTAACCGCCATAGGAGTTGATGTTGATAAGATGCTTTACATCCCTCTTGATACAATTGAGGATGTTTTTGAAGCAATGGAAGACATTATCGTAAAAATTCGCGAAAAGAACAAAGACAAACTAGTGACTATTGTAGTAGACTCTGTAGCCGCCGCAACCACGAAAATTGAGTCTGCAGCCGACTATGACAAAGATGGTTATGCTACTGCTAAAGCAATCATTATGTCTAAATCAATGCGCAAGATTACTAATTTAATAGGTAAGCAAAAAATCCTGTGTGTATTTACTAATCAGTTACGTCAAAAACTAAACGCGATGCCGTTTGGAGATCAATACACAACGTCAGGAGGTAAAGCGCTCCAATTCCACGCCTCAGTTCGTTTGCGACTCAAAGGAGTAGGCAAGATTAAAGAGAAAGTTAATGGTGTGGATGAAGTAGTTGGACAGGAAGTTGAATGCGTAGTTGTTAAAAACCGCCTAGGCCCACCTAACCGAAAAGTTCGTTATAACGTCTTTTATGATTCCGGGATTGACGACATTTATGGTACCTTAAAATTGCTTAAAGAATACAAGATTGTTAAGCAGGGAGGAGCGTGGTACAAATATACCACATCAGATGGAGAAACTCACCAGTTTTTAGCTAAAGAGTTTGGAGATTTATTAGAAAGCCACCCCACAGCTAAAGAAGAATTGTATAAAGCCCTTTGTGATAAATACATTATGAAGTATCGTCATGAAAAGGAGGATGGTCTAGATCGTGACCCCGAAGAAACCATAACTGAGAATGAGTAATTTCGAAGATATCTTAAATAATATATCCCGTGAAGAGAAGCACCCTAATGACAGGGTGCTTCTCATTGACGGACTAAACATATTCCTAAGAGCGTTTGCCGTAAATGGTTCGCTTAATGAAAAAGGTGTACCTGTAGGGGGTATTATGGGTTTTATGAAATCCCTTGCCTTCGCTATTAGGGAAATGGAACCGACTAGGGTAATTGTTGTTTATGATGGTGCCGGAGGTAGTAAAAGACGAAGGAAAATTAACCCAGATTATAAATCAAACAGAACTCCTAAGCGTGTAACTAAATTTGATGCTTTCAATTCATTACAAGATGAAAAAGAAGCAATGAAAATTCAATTTAGAAGATTACTTAGTTACCTTGAGTTACTTCCAATTGATGTTTACAGCGTGGACAATGTTGAAGCGGACGATGTAATTGCATATATCGCGCAAAATGTACTAGAAAACGAGGCAATTATCATGTCTGCTGACCAAGATTTTTTACAGTTAGTAAACGATCGAATTGTAGTTTGGTCACCGAATAAGAAAAAATATTATACAAAAGAGCAAATATTCACTGAATATGGAATACCAGCTCATAATTTTTTAATGTATAAGTGTTTAATGGGTGATAAATCAGATAACCTTGAAGGTATTAAAGGTTTAGGCCCTAAAAAAATGGCTAAGGTACTTCCAGATATTACTGGAAAAGAAATTAATTTAGATTATCTTATACATTATGCTTCAACACAAGATAGTTTAATGCATAAACGAATTATTGAAAATAGAGTAACGTTAGAAACAAACGAAAAGATGATGTCACTTAAAGACCCAATTATGTCAGGTCAAATAAAAATCCAAATAAGTGATTTAGCTTCTCGCCCAACAAATTTGCTCCACCGAAATGATTTTATTATGTTATATAATGAAGATTATATGGGGAATAACTTACAGAATCCTGATATATGGTTAAATGAGCATTTTCTTAAATTAAATAATCTTGCAAAATTAACACATGAGTAAGTTAGAACAGTACGGCCACAATTTCCAGGTTAAAGTACTATCTACACTTGTTAAAGATAGAGAATTTATCCAACAAGTAGCAGATATTGTATCTCCCGATTTTTTTGATAATGAAGCTAATAAGTGGATTGTGGGCAAAACCTTAGAATACTTTAATGAATTTAGAACTACTCCTACAATGGAGGTATTTAAGGTTGAAGTAGAAAAAATCCGGAACGAAATTCAACAAGTTGCTGTAAAAGAGCAACTTAAAGAAACATTTAAATCTACTAAATCACAAGATCTTGATTTTGTAAAGCAAACATTCCTTGATTTTTGTAGAAACCAAACACTTAAATCTGCCCTTCTTTCCTCAGTCGATCTACTTGAAATAGGAAACTATGAAGACATCCGTAGACTTATTGACAACGCACTTAAAGCAGGTGTAGAAAAAAATCTTGGTCACGATTACATGGATGAGATTGAAGCCAGATACCAAGAAGAAGCTAGAAACACAATTGAAACTCCG